ATTCCTCCTAAAATTTCTAGTTCACTTTTTTTTGAATTCTCATAGTCATTAGACTAGGAGTCTAATAAGCGCCCAACTTCTTTCACTATCTGAGTCACCAGTAGGTGCATACTCATTAGGAATACCAGTTGGTAGTAATCCACTGGTAGCTGACAGGTCATCTACAACCATAGCAACAAGAACCGCTGATGCTGTAAATGGATTTGTTGCAGTATTATCAACAGTCATGTAACCATCAGCGGAGGTATCAACGATCAAGAGATCGCCAACACTTACTGAGGCATCAGAGATAACATCTGTAAAATCAACCCAAAACTCTCCACCTTGAGAGTAAACGGAAATCTGGCCGGAAGCACTGGTTTCATTGTTGTAATCACTTACGCGATTATAGAATGAGCCTGCGGTTGCGGTTGATTTAGTATCGGCTGCGAGGCCGATTGGTCTTTGAGTCACATCTGCTGCATCGCCATCACAAAGGATGACTTGGCCTGAGCTATTAAGAGAAACAACTTGTCCAGCGAGGATAGTTGCGCTTGAGTAGACAGGGAAGCTTGATGCTAGGATGTGGAATTTAACTTGTAACATTTTTATTCCTCCAATTATTCTTGAGGGGCAGTATAATTTTCATACATTCTGCCCAGACGTGTATTTTGCGCTATCAAATGAGTAAGTCTGTCTTGAGCAGTATTGCCTTGATAGGCAGGTGTTCCACCGATTGTTGGCAGGTCACTATTAGAAAGCGGTGTACCTATTACAACATCCTGTAGTGCATATCCACCTAAACTCTCAAAGCCAGCGGTAGTTCTACCAACTGAAGCGGTTTCAGTTCTTGCTGCTATTTGAGTAAGCGATGCGTACTTTTTCACACGTTCAAGTTCACGAGCTAGTGACTCGACAGATTCTTTAGCGAGCGAGGCGATTCTTGTCTCAATAGTGTCTTCATCGTCTATAATTAAGCCTCTTTCGATTTCAGCTTTGACAACTCTAAATGCAAGGCGTTGTCTTTCGTTTTCAATTTTGAGCTGTTGCTCACGGCGTCTAGCTTTTCTCAATTCATTTTCAAGTTCGGCAAATTTTAGGTTTGTTTCGTTTTCAGCTACAACGGCACGGTTTTCAGAATCAGAGCCCGGAGTTGGATCTTGGCGATCTTGTAGGGTCTGAATATAATCATCAGGATTACCAGAAGTCTGTCCATCAGCCTTTTCAGGTTCAAAAGTTGTTTCGTGGTCTACGACTCCATCTCCGCCTGATTCAGATCTTGGAACGATGGAAGTATCAGAGCCTTTATCACCACGTTGATATTCATGTTTATAAACAGGAACTTGAGTAGGTTCTGTTTGTTGTAGTCCAACGCTTTTATCTCTTGGAACACCAGCATCGACAACGTCTTCGACATCTTTAGGCATAGTGTTATCACTTGGTTTAGCGTTTGACTGTGCGGTTACTTTCTGTTTCTTATTTCCTTTTGGCGCATCTTTTTCAGCAGTTGCTACACCTTTATTAACTGGCATAACTGCTTTATTTTTCTTACCATCAGGTGGATTCGGTTTAATGTTATTTCCGGCATTAGGCTTTTTCCCTTCGCCTGTTTCTTGTTGTGTCCAATAAGTTTCTTTTTCAGAATTATCAGATGCGAGGGTGAACAAAGAGCCGTCATTATCTTTTATGATGGTTGTTCCATTTGAAAATGTATGAGCTTTTTGCATTATCTTTGCTCCTATAGTTGTTTTTAGACAACTTTTCGTAGTATTATATTTCGAATTTTTATATACAAAATCCTTTTTTATTGCCTTAAGTTACTAAATTATTTAAATTTAATATTTTTCATGAGGCTCTAATCTATCGGATTGTTGTTCATATTTTAGCTTAAAGGCATTAAAGAGTTCAGATAGTTGTTCAATTTCGAAGTAAATATCATTCATTACTTCATAATCATAAATATCTTGGCCTTCATTATCTAAATCTTGAATTCTTGTAAAAATATTTTTGCTTTCTGTTAAGATTTCCATCCATTCGCCGAATTTATCATGTTTTTTATACATATTTTCTAACATTTCATCAGCTTGAGTTGGATCTCTTGTATCATTAGCAATGGCATAAACTGATTCTTCATATTCGGCCCAAGTCTTTTCCAATTTAGAAATAAAATCTCCTAAAAACATACCATTTTCTCTATCTCTTGGGTTTAAGCTTTGTGTAAGCAATTCAAGGGAAAATGATCCATCTTTAAAAGACTTTAATGCTTTAAGTGTTTTTTCAGTATAATCCTTAGCTTCTTTAGTTAATTCGTCTATTTTAGAATCTAACGTTGTACTATCAGAAGATATTGCTGCATTAGCTTTTTCAATTAATGCATTAATTGTTTGCATCAATGCTTCATCTATTCTTGGTGAAGCTGGTGCTCCACCTTCAGGATCTATTTCAGATCCAGTTAGATGATCACGAAGATTGTCTTCTAGCTCATCTTTTAATAAGGAAATTGAAGCAATATCTTTAGGTTCTTTAGCTAGTTCTTCTTGGAGTTCTTTAATGTCTCTTTGGAAGTCATATTCAATATCTTCTTTAGTGTATTCAGTGGGGAAATCAGAAAACATTTCATCTTCAAAAAGGAATTCGTCTGGATTTTCTTCAAAGTCTACTGGTGCATATGCAAGTTTGATTTCCTTTATGATGTAATTGGCCATTTTTCTTCTTCTGTTTTTTTGCAGAGTTCTTTCTCGTCTTTGTCTTATCCTTTCGTCTTCTTGTCTTCTGGATTCTTTTTGTGCATCTTCTTGTCTTCTTCTTTCTCTAAAAATTTCGTTTTCTTTAGTATCTTTTTGTTCAATATCAGCATACCATTCTTCATCAGTTAAAGCTTGTTTATACCAATTAATCATAATTAAAGTTCCTAAAGAATTACGGGGGAGGCTTTATCCTCCCCCATTAGTTTTCATTAAGTTACTTCTGTGTTACGGAATAGGTTTTATCAGTTTCCAAGTCCATGATAATTAATTGTTCACCATAGTCAGCAGCTTCAAATCTGGCCAATTTAGTTGTACCAAGTTTCTTAGCGATTGCTTTAATAGCTTTATCAGTAAGAGAAGCAGTAGATTGTCCTGCGGTTCCACGATTCTCATTGGAGGTAGCTGGAGTTGGTTCTACGTATCCTTTTCCACGATCTTTACCAGTCTGGTCGCCACTCTTTTTCTTTTGTGTAGGAGCTACGCGATTGTCATCTTTTCCAGATGGTGTTGGTTCTGGCCACTCTCCACCTTTCTTGCCTTCTTTTTCAGCAATAGTGATTGGAGTTGCAAACATTTTTCCATCTTTACCGATTGTGACTTCAAGTCCGGCAGTCTTAAATGTGGCAATTTCGATTTTACCTGTTGATGCAGAGTCTTTACGGTTGGCAATCTTATATGCTTTACTTTTGTAAGCTGCAATTACAGTATTTTCGAATTCTGCATATTCAAGGTCTGAGACGGAAACTTTTTTCTTTGTTTTATCAGTTAGGGCTTCAGCTAATTGTGTCAATTGTTTCTTAACAAATGAAGTTGATGGTCCCATAGTTCCTCTGTTCTCCTTGTTACCAGATGGTGTTGGTTTTGTTTCGCCAACCCAATTCTGAATATAATTATCTGGACTTCCAGAAGTTTGTTTGTCTGCTTTTTCACCATCAAACTTCACAGTTTCTCCACCAGCGCCATCACCGGCGGGGTCTCTAGGAACAACGTCTGTTTCCTGTCCTGTTCCTTTACCTTTTTGATATTTATCTTTCTTAACCTTGACTGGTTTGCCAGGTGTTTGATTAACGCCCACGCTTTCGTCTCTTGGGACTCCGGCATCAACATCATCTTCAACATCAAGAGGTTCAGTTTGTTTCGTGGAAGGAACAGACTGTGCGGATCTTACGAATTCACCTGCGATTACTGGAGCTGGGCGCATCATAGGATGTGTATTCTTGACAGTTTCAGCGGTTTTAGTCAATCCACTTCTATCAATCTTAAGGGTGGTTGCAAGTTTATCAATATCAAGATTAGATGCGAAACCCTTACCGATAGGATTGATATAGTTGGAAGTTAACCCTTTAAGATTAAAGTTTGCTTGTCTAGTTAAGTCATGGTTTTCAGCCATGCGATCTTCGCCGCCTTCAACAAATCCTTCACCGTCGTCGTCGTCGTCGTCTTCGTCGTCTTCGTTACCAAATGCTGGTTCGTTTTCGTCTTCGTTTTCGTCTTCGTTTTCGTCTATTTCTTCTTCTACTTCATCAGCGATTTCTTCGGCTTCTTCTTCAATTTCTTCGTCTTCGTCTTCAGTTTCGTCACTTACGAATTCATCAACGGCTTCTTCTGCATCATTGATTAATCCATGAGCGTCATCCATTAATTCCTGAGATCCTTCATCACCGACATCACTAACTGTAACATCTGTAACTTGACCTGTATTGGTATCAACTTCTAAAGTGACTTTCTTGCTGAATTCAGTTCCGCAGTTACCGCAAGCCAATTCATCACCATCTTCTACCGTATCAGTGCTCTCGCAGGATGGGCAAATTTCAATACCGATTTGGATTTTATTTTCTCCATCCATTGTTTCATCTCCTTCTAGTTCTTCGACGCCAAACCCTGGTGCTTCCATTTCTTCTACACCAAACTCTGGCGCTTCTTCTATAATTTCTTCGTCGCCCATTTCAGGTCCGAATTCTTCGATTTCGAATCCATCAGTGTTATCAACGTCATCATCGATTGAGTCAGGAAATTCGCCTTCAAAGTTATCTTCTAATTGAGCTTCTTGAAGAATTGCAGATTTAATACAACCGCAAATATGACCAGCGGTTAATACTTTGAATCCATTATCCATCTGCATATCGACGCATTCTTTCCAAGCATCCTCTGATGTTTCGGAACCAGCGGTTTTGGATAATTTCTTAGCTTCGGCGATTCGGGCTGCGAATTTCTTAGCTGCGGATTTGCAGGATTTGCAATCACCAGAAGGTTTTTGTGGAGATGCAAGATAAGTAATTGTTGCATTAAGTAAGTTTGGATCGTCTTCATTTCTTGCAATCTTCACTGCAAATGGTGCTCCACAACTTGCACAGGTTCCCTTATTGTTTTCAAATGCAACTTTAACGGATGTGCAGTTTGGGCAACGATGTCCGATTGCCACAATTTCACCGACTTTAGGTAGTCTATTTTTTGTAGCGACGTAATATGCAGCTGTTCTAACCATTGAACGTGGGTTAATTATTACAGAAGCAACTGCTGGAATTGGAGCAGCTGGAGGCATTGGGGCTGGTGCAGGAGCGGAAACTGGTGCAGCCTCCATTTCTTCGCCACCTTCAGCCATTTCTGGTTCTTCAGGAAGTTCTTCATCTTCGATTTCTTCACCATTGCTAATAATATCTGGATTAAGAATTGAAGAGTCAATTGTAACGGAAAATTCTACACCACAATTATTACATTTATAGTGATCGTCTAAATTATCAACATCATTAGAACCACAAGAGACACAAACATCGCCTGGCATCTGTGGTTTAGATTGTTCGAAATCATCAGGTTCACCTAAGTCTTCACCCATTGATGGTTCTTCAAAATCTGGTGGATTACCTAGATTTTCCACTGGCGGAGCTTCCATTGGTGGAGCTTCGGTTGGTGGTGTTCCAGCTGGGTCACCAAATTGAGAACCGATTGGAGGTGGAGCCTGTGCAACAACCTTAAGAAGTTTAATTAAAGCTTCACGACGGCTGTTTTGGTTGCTTGCAGCAACAGGAACAGGTTCAGTAGCTTCAGGAATATCCTGAGCTGGTGCGTTTATATTGGATGGTTCATTTGTTGGAGCCACGGATGGTGAATTTGAGAATTCTTGCCCCTTATTGACTCTTGGGTCAATAACATTTGTATGATTATTTTCTTCATGAATTGAAGAAACTTCAGAACCGACTTGGCATTCTACAACGCCATCAGCGTGAATTTGAATGTTGGAAATACCAATACCATTAAAGGATTTGCCGGGAAATCTCTCACCTAACAATTCTTTGACTTTTGCAAGGGTTTTATCTTGGAAATTTGGATCAGTTTCTGTAATATTTCCAAGGTCACCTTCTTTGTCAAGTTTAACAGTGAATTTCTCACTGGAGGTTCTTTCGATTTCAGAAGCGAACTTGTCATTGAGGGCTTTGCGAATAGCTGAGCGTCTTTCGGCTTCGACTGTTTTAACTGAGTCTTTACCTGATGCAACAGAGCGCAATCCTTCAATTCGTGCGTCAACTTCTTTGCGTACAAGTTTAGCGAATGTTTCTTTATCATCAAGAACGATTGAGATAGCTTCTTTGATTAACTCAGAATCATAAGCTTTGTCTTTAACATAAGGTTGTGCGATACGGTCAAGTACACGACCGGCAATCTTAATTTCCTTATTCTGGACATCGCTGGAAAGTCTTTCGCCAAGAATTTTAGCGGAAGATTTTGCATACTTATTAAAGACAGAAGTATTTGCATACTTATTAACAACTTTCATAATGTTGTCAACGGAAATTTTATCTTCAAGAACGGTTGATGCAAAAGACTTGATAAGTTTATCAAGTGTTGATGCAGCGCGAGTGGAAAGTTCATCGCCCTGTCTGTGTCCACCAAGTTGTCCTTCTTGAACTTCATAGATGGCATATCCAAGACGATCTTTGCCTTCAAACTGAGCTTCAGTTGTTGGTTGTGAACCATCACGTTGGCCATCATCCCATCTTTCAAACTGAAGTGGGCCATCTTTAAGTTGACCTTCCTGAACTGGTTTCGCTGTACCTTGTCCATCCTCAATTCGTTTATTACCATCAGTTAATTGACGTTCGGTCAATGACTGATCTGCGGTATGAGTTTCGCGCTGGCGTTCCATGCGATCACTTAAACCTTTTTGGGTTTTGCCGTCCAACTGGAATTCAGTATCGCCAGTTTCACGAGAGACTGACATATCTTCAAGCTGTTTCTCAATTGTTGGGAGATCAGCTTCATGAGTATCACGTTGACGCTCAAAAGAACTGTCAAGATCCTCTAGCTGGCCTTCCTGAAGTTGTTCGACAGGTGGGGAATTAGTAACTAGAGCTTCTTTTTTCATAGTATTTGCTTCCTTATTAAGTTTGTTATTTTCGGATTGAATCCAGAGTTTTAAAATTTCTTGAGCTGCAACTGCTGGCTTGCTCTTGATTTGTTCAGTAACATCTTTTCCTAAATCATCTACATTGAGCTCAGCTACGACTTGATTATCAATGAGATGACGAAGCTTATCTTCAGTAATCTCAATCTGATAGTTGCCTTCTTTAGCTATAGCATCCATTAGTTTCTCCTTATTTGCACCTTTAAACAAAGATGCTAAAGTTTTTTGGTTAATTTCAAAGGTATTATCTAACGTATTGTTTTCGTTAATATTATCTTCTTTTCCTTCTTTAGCGAGCATATCCTTCAAATTATCAGATGTTTTCGTGACTTTTTCAGTTTCAGCGACTGGCGCTGGTTGCTGAGGAACACCAGGAAATTGTGGTCTTTCTGTTCCTTGTGGCGGTTCGGGGCGAGTTGTCGGTTCGGGGCGAATTGGTGGTGTTTCTGGTTTTACTTTATTTTCTGGTGTAACATCTTTCAAACCACCTTTGTCTCCTTGAACATTTTCGCCACCAGTTTCTAATTCACCAAATCCAGCTTCCTGTAAGTCAACAATAATATTCTGTAGTTGAGCAAGTGTTTTGGAAAGGTCTTCAGCAAACTCATAATCAACCTCTTCAGAGTCTACGATGACTTTAAGAACTTCTTTGATTGATAATAGAGCTTGATAAAGATTTTCTAAATCTTCCTGACTTGCTATTTTTACTAAAGATTTCTTTGCAGCAACGACTTCTTTGATATCATTATATTTAGATTTCAAAATATCTAGTAGAATACTGTTTGCATCTCGGGTGATGATTCGTTTTTCTACCGGAATTTTTTCTGAAATTTTTTCATGGATACTTGAGACTTTAGCGAGGATATCAGATGGTAATGCAAAAGAATTATTTTGGCTACCTTCTAAAATACATTGGGCGGCAGCTACTTTTTCAAGTAATTCTTCTGGATTTAACATTGGTCCAATTTTGCAATTTGGGCAAGCCCCGTCTGTAACTGCTGAAATTTCAATAAATTTCAATCCTTTGTTAACTTCGTAGACATGCTTTAATTTGCCTTCATGTTTTAGTTTTTTACCTTTAAAATCTCTAATGTGCCAACAATATTCATCTTGATTATGGGCAACACTATCACAAATAGAACAAACGGATTCTTCAACCGTTGTTCCCATTGAAACAGATGTAATAACATTAGTTTCAATACCTCTAGCTAATTTCTTGTGTTCATCAGATGCTTCTTTATCCAACATAATGTCACAGTAGACACAATGTTCATCAAGATCATAGAATGCATTAATGATTTTACCTTTAGCTCTGGCAACGTCTTGATTCTCGTGATTTGTAAAGAATGGCACATGCACAAACGTCTCAAAGGCATGCATTTTCTGAGAACCAATTTTGCGGATTTTTAATAATTCTTCAACGCTGAAATAATCTCCATTATCATTTGCGCCATGGAGATCTTCAACATTGCTACTTTTTTCAAATCCACCAGCATCAATTGCACGAACTCTAAAAAACAGCCATTCTTCAGGTTTTTTGTTTGCTAACTCATCTTTAAGGTTAATTAAGTCACTTGAAGCTTTAACTCCCTGATTACCATTCCAAATTTTCGTAGATTTATCAAGAGCTGCTTGAATAATATCACTTTGCTCATCATTCTGTACAGTTAATTTATTGGACGGTAGGGAGGTAACATAGTCACTGAGATCGTTAGCTTTATGCACGATTTTACATTGTGCTGTTTTTTTAAACATTTTGTATGTTACCTCAGTTTATTTAGCGATATAATTATCGACATATAATATAGAAAATTCTTCCGTAAAGTTTAGCTAAAATCCTTTTTTTTAGGAATTTATAATTACTTTCGTATTGCTAAAACGGAATATCTGACATCATTTCCATTATATCCTCTAATGTATACTTGAGCATTTACTCGGATATTAATGACGATTTTTTCTCCGCCAGCGGGTGCAGGTAATTGGAAACACCAAATAGGTGTAGTTGTTTTGTTAGCATCAACTGATATTAATAAAGCATCACCATCAGCTGTTCCAATTGCGGAAATTGCTAAAGCGTTCGCTCCCTGTGTAGTAAAAGTTTCAGTAGCAGCATTTGTTACTGTACCAGACTGTGCTTCATAAGTTGATAAATCTATTGCCATTTTATATTACCTCACTTCAATTTCTTCTGTTTCAATTAAAGTTACGTTATATCCCGATTTCTTTAATAAATCTTTATAGGAGCAATCTAAGATACCTTTAGAATGTAATCCAACTAGTATTGCATCACTAGATTTCTGGAATAATTGTTCTCTGGATTTTATTAAACCAAATATACCGTTCATAACTTGATCATAATTTTCTTTTATTTCTCTTTCAGAGAATCTATGAACATGCCAACCTCTTTCGGCTAACTCATGATCTCTCTCTTGATCAAATACAGCTTGATCTGGGCGAGAATGAAAAGCATATCCATCTGTTTCAAAAGCTAATTTAAGAGCAGGGATTGCAAAATCAAGTTTAAACCTAGTTCCTTCTGGAGTATACTGAAGATAAAATGGATATTTTATTTGTCCTTGGCTTGCTGCTGTTTTAAGTCCCTGAAAAACAGATCTTTCAATATCTGTTAATTTAATAATTGGTATTTCAGTTTCTTCTTGTTCTTGCTGTGTTGGCTTTAAGATTTTTTGATCATATTTACTTTGACGATAAACTGTTGGCCGTCTTACTGCTGTTGGAGCGGGTTGTGACATTGGACCACTTGTTTCTGGACTACCCATTGGTGTGCCACCACCTTCTGGTGCTCCAGCTGGAGGTGTCATACCCATTCCTGGTGCTCCACTTGGCATTCCACCAGCTCCGCCTGCGCCCGGTGGTTTTGGAGCACCGCCAAGTCCACCTGGCATTGGTGGCATTCCACCACCACCACCCGGCGTTCCTTGTCCACCAGACATGTCACCCATTCCATATGCAATTTGTTCAACTTGTTCCATTCTCTTAAGATCTTGTTCGGTATTATAATCAATGTCAAAATAATTAAGTAATGTATAATCACTAATTTTGTTTTCTTTCGATAATTGAAGCATCAACGTTTTTTGTTGGGTGTCATCTCTAAGATTTAATTCGCCCCATTTGATTTTAGGGTAATCTGGAACTTGATTTCCATTTTCGTCTTCACGGTAGAATCCTTTCATGATTGCAACTGGACGATAAACCTTTTCTTCAATCCATTCTGCAACTTTAGAGCGAAATGTTTCAAGTCTTTGAATCATTGCTTCAATTCCAATGGATGCGGCTGAATATGTTGGGCCCTCTGCATTAAGCAATGATTTGTTAATCATTAAACCATCAAGGATATCATCATTAGCTTGATCGATTTCTTTGGATATGTTTAAGACCCTACCTTCGGCACCTATCCATGAATTACCTTGAATAGCAACTTTACCATTACGTCTGGTTACAAAAAATCCAGTTGAGGTTTGTAAACACCAGATTATGTCATTATAAGGAACTTTTTTAATGTCTTTTTTGTTTATAATAGGATAATTACTTGGTTCATAATCGCTAATGCGTACTGATAACAATTCTGAATCTTTAACTTTAGATATATTAGTTGAATATCCGCACTTAAAAGAAATTTCAGCTAAATCTTCTGATAGTTGATTAGAATTAACAATTATTCTGTAATAATCTCCATTTCTTTTATTTTCATATTTTGTTCCATCTCCATTACAGAAAGATTTTAATAAAATTTCTAATTGTTCTATTGGTAGATTTTTAATCCATTGTGGGATAAATTTATCATTAGAATTTGAACCAAAAGTATTCTTAAGATAATAAGCCAAAGCTTTATTATTAATGAAAAATTGTTCTACATTATTGTCTTTTCTGATGGAATCACAAACATTTAGATTTAATATATCTGCTAAATCATAAACTGATGACTTAACATCCTTATGGTGTTTCCCGCCAACCTTTTGCGAGACGCTTGTTTGATATAATCTATTTTTTTCGTTGTATTGTGTATATCCTTCAGACAAATAATAACCTAAATATTTCAAGAATGTATTAATTGGAACTTCACCAAGGTTGGTTTTAACTTGTGGGCCAAAATTCTTTTGAATAGATTCGTCTGCTTTTATTTCCACTGAATCTACTGGAGTGCCAATCCATTTACCAACCTTTCTTATGGTTTCCGCCCCGGCGATTTCTGATGCTAATTTTGTTGTCCATTCATTGCTGTTTTTCTCTTTCACAAGCATTTTGTGATTTGGTGACACACAAATATCTGTTTGTTTATTTTTGAAATAATGCATGTCTCCATTGTATTGAGTTTCATATCGATTTATAAAGTGTTCATATCTAATTTCTTCAGTTTCTTTATCAAAGACCATGATTTTTTCATCATCTTCAACATCCCAATAATGCTTCCATCCATTCTCAGTTAAGACTTCTGTTTCACGGTCAGCGCAATAATCGAACGCATGGTGGGTCACTAGGGTAAGATTTGTATCATTGAGTGCTGCAAACAACTGTGCTCTTGCAGTTTCAATATCCACAGAGCTTGCTGGGAAACCGTCGGAACCAACTTTAACTAAACGAATAGGAACAATATGTCTATCCGCTACCATCCACTGTGCTTGTCTTAATTTGTCTTTATAAGCTAAGATAGGAAATAATCTCATAACAAGAGATTTTCCAAATGGTTCATATGGTCTTCTATTGTAACTTAAATGCGATACGCATTTTGGATGCAAAGGAATTGGTCTACCCTCTAAAATCAATTGTCTTAGTCTAGGAGGGATTCGATCATATAACGCTCTTGGCTCTTGACGCATTATTATGTTTTTTAAGTTATTATCTGGAATGATAGAAACTTGCTCTTCATCTTCTCCACCGAAACTAAAGAATTGAACATCAACCCAATCGGGATTTAAAATTGTA